GAACTTATCTTCTGCCCATGTGTAGTTTGAAATCTCTGTGATGAAGTTCACGCATCGGGGATGAACAATGATGGTGTAACCCTGAATGTACTGGATTCCGTTGTTCACGCTGTCCTTGCCCTTCCGGGCGGCTCTGATACGATGAAGGCCAGCATCCCGCAATTCATCAATGCTCTTGGGTTCGGCACAATCGGCCTTGATCCGTTCCTTGCCGTAACCCATGCCGGTGATCCGGTCACAGATTGCCCGGTTCGTCAGGGCCTTTTCATACAATTCATCAAAAACCCAAATTGTTCTTTCCTTCTCACTCACCAGCCCACAGAACAGGGCCGTGGGATCGTTGGTATAACCGAAGTCAAGGCCAAAGGCACTTTTCACATCAGGCTTCTTGGAAATAGCCAGATAGTCAAAGGCTTCTTCCCGCCAATTATCGAAAATCAGGCCATCTACAATGCCCCAACCCCCAAGGCCAGCCACCTTGTAGCGGCGGGGGTTGTTTTCCTTCATGGTGTTGAACACCTTCAAATCCGCCGTGTCCAGCCATTCATTACACAGGTAATTGGTGGTTGTGGCGTAAACCTGCCCATCCGGGCTGATCCAGCTATCATGAAACTTGTATGTGGGGTTCCCTTGGGCATCCTTGCCGGTGATCTCCCCGAAGAAGCGTTTCCTGATCCAATGCTTTTCGTTCCACGGGTTGAATGTCAGCGTGATTTGCTTGAACAGGCCGGTTTCTTCCGGGATAGCACCACGGATGGATTCATCCAGCATATCAAAATCAGCTTCATTCATGATTTCGTATGCTTCTTCAATCCAGCACCAGCACAAAAACCCTATTTCAACCGTGATACTCGTCACTTTTAGGGGATCATCAAGGCCTCGAAAGTAAATCTTCTGACCGGTGGGAAGGTAGGTCATTTCAAGGGGGCTTTCCTTGATTTCCCAATAGGCTGAAACCTCAAGGCGGTTGATTGCCCATTTCAGTTCAGTGAAACAGGAATCTTTCAAGGTTCTGAACACCTTGCGAACCACAAGGGTGTTGGCTTCCGGGTATTGCATCATCCGTTTGATGATGTTCAGGGCCGTTGTCTTGGATTTCTTGGAAGCACGGCTTCCCTTACACACCCGGTAACGGCCTTTGAAGTTCCAGAAGGTTCCGTAACCCTTGCCAACTACTTCAGGAAGGTGAACCCGCTTGGCCTGTGGGCTAATCTTCAAGCTGATCATCCCCTGTGATAATCACCGGAACGGCCCCTTCCACACCTACCTTGTCCGTGAACATACCGTAACGCTTGCCGATCAGTTCAGCGGCCTTCAGCCTTTCCTTGGCTCCAACCTCTTTCTGCGTCAACTCTTGGCAACCGTCACCGCACAGGATCGGGATTTCTTCAGTATGTTCACCCCGCATTACCGAAGTCAGGTATTTCATGACTTCTTCAGCATCAGCGATCTTGGCCGAATGAAGTTTTTCAAGTTCGGTTTCGATGTACGCTTTCAAGTCAGGTTTTGCAAGGTTTTCAGAACCCGTCTGCTTTGCGGTCTTGGGCGAATACCCCGCCTTGATTGCCGCATCCGTAGCATTGCCGCTGATCAGGTATTCATCACAGAACTTCCGCTGTCTTGGTGTCACAGGTATTCACCCCTTTCATCAGGCATAGAAAAAGCGCCCCGGTTTCCCGTAGGCGCAATTTCTTATTTACTATTCTACCGATTCTTTACTCTGTTTGGAACCGGTGGCACTCTGGTTTTCTCGGTTGTTTAGAAAGTCGCTATTTGCCTTGGCAAAAGCAAGTAAACCCTTTCCGTGAAGTTCAAAAACCCATTGCATAGAATAATTCAGTTCTTCAGAAATATCTTCCCATTTTTTCAACTGAATATAGCGCCCGATCAGAATATTTTGCTGATCAAGGTCAGGAATCCGGTTGATCATGGTGAACGCTTCCTGTTTCATGCTCACAAGTTCATCAATCCGGGCATTGATCTTGGCTTCAAGGTCAATGATCTTGGTGATGGTTTCTTCAAGGGTATTCTTGGGGCCTGAAGTCTGAACCTTGTCCTGCTTCAGTTGGCTTCCGGTAGAAGTCAAGCTGGAACGCAAGGTTGCAATGGTACTATCAAGCCGATGAATCAAACGATCCGTTTTCCTGATTTGGGCAAAGTATTCTTTAGCCTGTTGGGAAAGGTCTTTGTCATTCACTATGTAACACATCCTTTCTGCGGTAATCTGTTCCGTTTCAGGGTACATCTGTACCGTTGACAAATGCCGAAAAATCAAGGGTTTTCAAGGGTTCGGAACAGATGGTACAGATAAAATGGCAATTTGCTTATATACACATATCTTATATATTTTTTCTTATATAAGAAGAAAGTATATTCACATCTGTACCATCTGTTCCATCCCCATCAAAAACAGGCAAAAAGCCTTGAAAATTAAGGGGTTCAGAACGGAACAGATGTATTGAAAATATCTGTTCCATATCTGTTCCACACGCTGTTCCAACTCCTACTAAAAAAGCACCTGTTCAAACCAGTCAAATTTCCTTCCAAATATCATCCAGTTCATCCAAAGGCATTTCAGGATATTCGATTTCCGAACATCTAAATTGCATATCGAATTTGATTTCTCCTAATTTGTGCAAAACTGTGACAATTTTATTTGAAATGGATTTTGGAAAATTAAATCCAATAGCGGAAACGGCTTTCTCTGCTGAATTTATTTTTTCTGCCGCATCTTTCCATTCCTCCAATGACAATTTTCTCATTTGTATTCCCTCCCGGTTTTACGGTCTTTGATTTCAATACGGTTCAGAAGTTCAAACCCCGCCAAACGGGTGATGTACTTCAGGACGAAGATCAGGGTGTTCACCCGCTTCAGAATAGTGGCCCCATCAATCGGGGTGATGAACTGCACATCAGGCTTGATAATTTTCATTGTTCTGCATCCTCCTTACAATCTGCCGGGTAAAACATATCATCGGTGCCGTTCTGCCTGTGAACACATTCATCACAGGGAAATTCATCCCCGAAGCGGTCACGGTGTTTGCATCGGCGGCACGGCTCCGAAGCCGCCTTGATTTTGGGAACCGGGGCCTTCATCCGTGTTGGAATATCCTGAAGTTCCGGGTGCTTAATCTCCATGTAAAGGGCAAACAGGCAGTTCCAGCAAGCCGCCCGAAGGTGGGGTTCATCGTCCATCCCCATCATGTACTTGGCAAGGTGACGGAAGGCCGAATCAATCAGGCTGTGAATGGGAATGCCCTTTTCACAGTTCCGTTCACCATACTTCAAGGCCCCTTCTTCACAATGCTTGGAAACCTCCACCAAGGCTTCCCACGGAAGTAAATCCATGCGGCCTTTGCCGCTGTGCATATCACGAACAGCGCCGGTTCCAAACTCGGTGCGTTCACCGCTGTCTTTAATCATGCCAATTCGTCAACCTTTCCAAATTATTTTTCAAACCGGCCACAATTTCACGGGCTTCCATTGTGGCTATATGCTTTGCAATAGCTTCATTCCGCCGATCCGTCAGGCAATCACGATCCAGCGGGTGGCATTTCTCCAAATCAGCATTGCACCGGCGAATTTCGTGAACCAAGACTTCAGCACGGGCCTTCAGCCGGTCTAAACATTCCTGAAGAATGGCCTTCTGATATTGGGCGATTGTTTGAATGTTATTTTTCAATTCAGGATCATCCCGGTATTCAATGGCTGAATTGACATCAAGGCCGTGTTCGGCGCAAAAGGTTTCTGCATCAAACAGGCTGTTGAATACCCGCCGCCCAACCTTGGCGTAGGGAATGTTTTTGTTCTTGAACTTGGAATATGTGTGGGCCATTCAATCACCAGCTTTTTCAAAGAATTTTTTATAGTTCATTCCATCTTCACAGATTTGAACAATGTAGTTGCATAACCCATCCGGGATTCTGGATCGTTCAACATGATTCTTCAGCCCTTGGGTGCCTGTTCTCGCTCCCCGTGGGGCCGCTACATGGCACGGATCACCATTATGGCACGGTGGCTTGAACCGGGGTGCTGGGTGATTTGTAAAAATGTCCGTGGGCTTCATTCTCATATCACCGTATTGGCAGTAAGTAAGGGTGTAGCGGGGCAAGCCTTTCATGAAGTCCATTTTTCGCATCCCGCCACGGGGATTCTCTATGAACCAGAATGTGGGCTGAAGTTCTGAAATCAGTTTCAGAACATGACGGTTCAGGGCATCACAGAACTTGGCATATTCTGAAACCGGGGCCAAGTTTCCGTTTGGTTCTTGAACCCGATGATGGGAAATACCAGCTATGCTATAAGTGGTACAATCCGGGGAAGCCCAAATAACATCAGGCTTCCCAAACCGTTCTAAAATGTCGGCGGAAGTAATTTTTGAAATATCCATGTACCACGATATATCCGGGAAGCTATCATCCCATTCAATGGAATACACATCATGCCCCCCCCCTGCGAAGGCCCGTCCAATAGAACGGGTTCCAGCAAATAATTCAAGAACTTTCATTCTGTGTCACCGCCTTTTACAAACACACGGGTTTTTCGATTTCTGATCCATTTCAAGGCCGTTGTGAAGCCACAGCGTTTTGTGATCTGCCGGGAAAACTCAATCTTGGAAAGGGCTTGGAAGTTGTTCGCAATGCAATATTCCTTATACCGGCGATACACGGAATCGGTGGCTTCATTTTCAATCCCGTCAACGCCCACTTCATTGATGAACCCAATGATGGGGTTGTTGTTTTCCTCGTATTCATCCAACTGCCCCTGAACTCTGGTGGAAGTGGTGAACTGTGCATTGCCAAGCACCCGTTTCAACCCCTGAAGGCCAAGCAAGGCCAGATATTCCATTGAACCCTGTTCACACAATTCATCCTTGATGAACGGGCGGAAGTCAGCATCATTGGGGGTGAACTTGGCATCGAAGGGAACGATTACCAAACGCCGCTGAACGGCTCCGGTTTTGTCCTTGATACGGGGGATATTGTTGGCGCTGAACAGGAACTTGGAATAATTGTTGAACTCAAATGGATCTTGGCCTTTGCGCTCCACATTCACCCGATCACCCGTGACCAGCTTCTTGAACACGGAAGCGTTGGCAATAAATTCATCACCAATATCATCACCGATGTTCGCCAGCTTGCCGAACAGTTCAGCGGTTTTGAACCTATCGCCCAATTCCTTCAGGTCAAGGGAAGCAATGTTCTGATCCCCAAGAAGGTTCTTCACCACATGAAGGAAGGTAGATTTGCCGTTGCTCTTATCGCCAATCAGGATGAAGGCTTTGCCAAGTTCATTGCGGCGGTACATACAATAGCCCACCATTTCTTCCAGCAAGGCACGAACTTCAGGATCATCACAGGCCAGCCGGTTCAAGGTGTGATCCAACAGATCATCATGGGCGGCGGGATTGTACGGCCACGGGATTTTATTGGTGATCACCACATCCGGGGTGAACTCTTTGAAGGAACCATCCCGGATATTGTAAAGGCCATTGCTGAAGGCAATGATGTTCGGGTTGGTTGCCTTGGTGTTTTCCTCGATCATGATTTCCAGATAGGACAGGACTTCCGAACGCCACGCCCGTTTCAGGTTGCTGATCAGCTTGATCATGGCCCCTTCAATCTCACCGGCACCGGAAACATAGATACCATCCTTGTAAATGTGAAGCTGGTTATTGATCTTCACAATATGGTTGTTGTTCTTCAGGTAGGTGGCGAACTTATCAAACAGGAAGGTTTTATCCCGGAAGAAGGATGTTTTCTTGAAGGCATCATCCCGAAGGATCACATCAAGTTCCTTATCGGAAAGGGGCTTTTTCAGCACATAACGGTTAATCAGCCTGATACATTCACGGGCTTCTTCCTTGGTGAAATCGTCACTCTGAAGGGTCAGAATGTAGTTGAACAGGGTTTGGTTCCGCCCATCACCTTCCCCAAGGTTCGGGAAATCATAGTTGCTTTTCACCGGGGTCAGCCACTTGGGAAGTTCCTGAATCTCCCCTTCAGGGAAGTCATACAGAATGGGGCGTTCCACGCCACCGGACTTCAAGATTTCATAACTGTTATTGGCTCCAACCTTTCCATCCGTGGTGATACCCACGGCCAAGGTGCATTTCGTCCAGCTTTTTTTAACACCACAGTTCTTGAACAAGAAGTGTTTTCCCCGTGTGGTGGCGTACACTCTGCACTTCAGTTCTAAATCCTGAACAATTCTGAACAAAAGTTCAGATGTTTCCGCATCATCCACATCAATCAGGATGGTTTCTTCCCCAAGAATACCGGCGTATTCATCAAGGTCTTGGACTTCAGAACGGGTTTTCAGTTTTTCAACGCCTTTGAACTTTTCAAGGCATTGTTTATTTCTGGTAGGCACATAGCCCCTAAACAGTTCCATGCTTCAACGCTCCCCCCCCCCGAAAGGTTTTATTGTTCATCGTTCCACCCCGAAATCTTTCAACCGATCCCAAGCAACATCAATGTAATACTGCTTGTCCAGTTCATCCGGGATAGGAAGGTTGGTCACATCATCATTGATAAAGAAACAATGATCCGGGGTGTTGCCGAACTTTTCAGGATTCTTTTCCCGGCCCTTGACGATTTTCCCGGAAACCTTGAAGATTCCGCCCTTGCTCTGATCCTTGGAAGCGAACACCCGGAAGGTTTTATCCGTCTGAACCTCCCCACCACTGAAGCGGGTGATTTTCTTGGAACGGCCTTTTTCATCCCTGATCTTGGCTTCCGTAATTATCGGGGAATAAAGGGCGTATTTGTACTTGCTGGACACCTTCACAACCTTCTGAAAATCTCGAAGATCGGAACATTCCATGATGGTTGTTTCCGGGCTGATCCCCTGAAGGAAATAGCTCACAATGGCCCGGTTGACAATGGGAAGGTCATAATCCAGATCGGACAGCTTTTTGACATAGGCCCCCTTGCACTTCCAGCGGGGTTTCCCTTTTTCGTCACGAAGCGGCCCGGAAGGAACAATGATATAATTGTTCACATCCTTCTGATACACCTTTTGAAATTCATCAAATTCAAGGCGCATCCCGGTTCTTTGCTCCCACTCCCAACACAGATCATCCAGCATTTCAAAATCTTCATACCGGCGAAGTTTGACCAAAATACCATCCGTGTTGCTCTGAATGATTTCACAATGATCTTCCAGCCGTTCAATCAAATCCAGAAGAAGAAGCTGACCGCCCACACAAACATTGTTGGCTTGCCGGGGATCATACATGGCATTGTGCTTATCCTTCATAGCGCCATAGGTGCTGTTCAGAACAATCTTGTAAGGCTGTTGCATGGGGTTCTTTTCCGCCTTCAGCTTCAGGCGGGTGTGGTAGATTTCCGCATACTTGGAAGGATCGTGAACATTACGGGAAAGCCACTTATAAACCAGCATCAAAGACGGGTAATAGGAAGCCACATCCACATTGACAAACCAACCTTCCCCGTGATATTTGGGAATGGCCCCATGAAGGCCACCCCAAGCGAACACATGGGGAACCCCGGCCACATCCAGTTCAAGGGTTTTGGAATAGTCACGATTCAGGGGGTTTTTGTACCAGTTCAAAACTTCCGTGTATTTTTCGATCCGCAAGCTGGGCGGGAACTCAATTTCAAATTCATCATTGTGTTCCCTTTGAACGGCCCCAAGGATTTTGGCGGAAAGTTGTGCTTTGGTGCGGCCAATGTCAGAAATGGGAAGGTGGAACGCCTTCACAAGTGACATTTGGGCATCAAATTCATCTTCCTTCCGCCTCAACCACACTTCCACCGTCTGTTCCACATCATGGCGGCAATACTTGACTGTTTCGGCCAACTCTGCTTCAGTCAAAGGCCGGTCAATGTCGAAGGGAACAGAAGTTTCTTTGATGGAATGGCCCATAAACGCTTCCAGCGCCTTCAGGCTGATTGGCGGGTTCGGCATCACATCATAATTGATCAGCGGGTATTCCCTGAACAGGCTTGAATATCTGTAACCGGGTTTGTCCTCTGCAATGATCCAATCGTTCACAGGCTTTGGATCAAACCCACACAGAATGGCCTTCAGGATGTACTGATCATAGTTCCGGGAATTGTAACCGGCCCAAATCACGCCCTTGTGTTCCTCATAGAAACGCTTCAGCTTGTCGGGATCATTGATAATCACGGTTTCTTTCCGGGCGTTCAGGTCGATCAGGACAACCAACCAGTCATACCGGAAAACCTCAAAATCATAGAAGATCATCAACTCACATCCTTTCAGCTTTTGTGAAATCGGTCAGCGTTACCGCCTTATCAGCCCCGCCACGGGAAGGCTTTCACTTGGGGCCATTCCGGGGCTTTCGCCCCGGCTTGAAAGTTCACTTTCAAGTAGACAACAGTTGCTTTGTGGTAGACTATTTGCCTACAACCATTGCAAAAAATTTTGGGTCAGTTTTCAACCTCGAAAACTTCTTCAACGGTGATGGAATTGAAGCGGGAATCATCGTAGTCCACCGCATATTCCAAGGTTCCATCAATGGCTTCCGCCACATCAAGAACAAGCTGGGCAAACTGCTTGTAGCTGGTGAAGCTGACAGGAACACCGGAATCCAGCTTTTCAAGGAAGCCCATAGCGGAAGCGATCATGTTCTTATCGTTCTTGGTGCCGTAAAGGACACGGTTCATGAAAAGGCGCTGGTTCTTGAACTCACCGGACAGGATTTTGAAGGACACGGCCAGCATGGGGCGGTTGGGATCGGCCTTGGTGCCTTTGATCTCCATGCTTTCCAGCTTCACTTCATACTTGCCAGCGGGGATGGTGGGGAAATCACCGCCGCCGTTCTTCTTGGCATCCTCCACATCAGCCTGAAGGCCCTTCAGATCAACAGAACGATCAATCTTGTCAAAATCAATAGCCATAGTTTTTTACCTCCAAAAAATGTATTTATTAAATGGTTTTCAGAAGATCAGCCAACCCACCAAACAGGGTATCAAGCACCTTGGCCGCTTTGTCAGCCGTTTCCTTGGCCCTGTTCATGTTGTCAACTTCTTCTTTCGTAGGGGAAAAACCACCGTCAGGAATGAACAGATCATCAGGAAGAACGGTGTTCAGCAGATGATCAAGGGCCGCATCCGCCATCACATCACAAAAATCTTCATGATGTTCAGCGTAATTCCGAATGGCGATCTTGGCGGCGGAACGATGAAGTTCGATCAGAGCTTCACCATCAGCACCGGGCGGGGGGGGGGATCAGGTTGGCGCACACCTGAATCTTGCGGAACAGGCCACGCTTGTTCATTTCCTCTTTGAACTGGTTCAGGGCATCGTTTTTCATTTTGGGTTCCTCCTTATATTTGGTTGGAAATTATCTTTCCAATTTCCCTTACTGCATGGGCGATCTTCTCACGGTTTATCCGTTTTTCTTGAAGAACACCCGTGATAACTGCGGCTTCCGTCTGAATGTCCTGAAAGGCTCTGTGATTGCTTTCAAGGTCAGCTTCATAGGAAGCAAGGTCTGTGTTCTCACCGGCCTTGGCCGATCTGACTTCTTCATCAGCCTTTTCAGCGTATTCCCGGAAATACTTGGCCGCTTCATAGCCCATGTGCTTTTCAACCAGATATTCAAAATCACGGGCCTTGAAAATGGTTTCAGGCTTCCCGGCAATCATCAGCACATCAGCCATTATTCTTCACGCTTCTTCCGGGTACGGCGGGGCGGGTTGGCATCCGTCTTGGGTGCGGCTTCCTCTGCCGGGGCCTTGGGGCGATCCCACAGGGGGCAACCATCGGGGCCGCCTTCCTTGTGGCAACGGTGGCCAGCGTCAATGGACGGGCAAAGGGGGATTTCCGGGTTCTGGTCATGCTGTTTGAAAATGCGCTCACCGTCCGGGCATTTGGGAAGATCGTTCCAAGGCGGGGTGTCACCGGTGGCCGGTTCAGCAACAGGAACAGAATCATCCTTTTCACCGCCGCCCGGTGTCCAAGTTCCATCAGGATCACCACAAGCCGCCTTTGCCGCATCTTCAGCCGGATCATAGTTATCAGCCGGGGGCGGGGTTTCAGTCTTGACCTTTCTGCCCCTTCTGCTGGGCGCTGTGGTGGGCGTGTCGGTGGTTTCAGGTGCGGGGGTGGCCGGGGTATTGCCGCCACGCTTTACGGCTCCTGCGGCCTTCTGGTTGGCTTCCTCGTAGACTTCACAGAAAGCGTCATAGGTCAGCGGGATTTCCTTATCACGGACAGTCAAACGGCCACCGCCGAAGATCACTTCAGAAGTCTTGAAAGACAGCACCCGTTCATCATCGTCCGCCACGATACGGGCCACCAGATCAACCATACCGGCCACCTTGTTTGCCACTTTATCCTGAAGGTTCGGCTTGATGGAACTGATCTTATCGCCGCCCTTGCGGGTCAGGTCACGGCTTCTGTCCTCATGGCTGATCAGGATGATGTTTTCATAGTCCAGATTTACCAGCCGCTTCAGGGTGTTCAGGAACTCGCTTCTGACCATATCCCACGCACGGAAGGAATCATCAGATTCATGCTTCCAGCCCTGACGGTCACAGATGTAAACCCGGCACGATTCATAAACATCTTCCAGAAGGTCAACCACGATGGTTCGGAAATCGTTCTGTTTCTTTTCCAGTTCGGCCACGGCATCCATGAACACTTCATAGGCCAACTTGCGCTTGGTGATACGGCCTTCCACCGTAACGGTGTCACGAATGGCGATATAGGGGGCATCCACAAACTTGATGTTGCCATCCGTGTTCAACATCAGGGGATCGGGGAACTGATTGGCAAAGAAGGTTTTGCCGCTGAAGGGTGCGCCGTAAAGCCACACAACCTTCTTCTTGGTGGCATTCAGGTCACGGCGTTCATTCTTGGGAAGTAACATATAATCCCATCCTTTCTGACAATATTCTTCATACTCACACCATCCGCAAAAATGGTTTGGGTTCTTGGGAAAGTCTGTGGCTTCAACCATGTGCTTCACATCGGTCAGGAAGTCCACAATCTTCATGGGGTTGTACTGAACCGGCATCAGCGTTGGTTCAGCATCTTTCAAGGCCGCTTGCAAGCGGTCACGGAATTGGGAAAGAGTTTCGGTGCTTTTCTGCCTGATCTTTGCCTTGGGAACAATCAGGAAATACATATTCCTGATCCGGTGGCCGGGATGGGTCAGTTCATACCAATACTTGTATTCGTGAAGCTGACCGGAAACGGCGTAGTTCTTGGCATTGTTGGAATACTTGAAATCGTACAGATCAAACGCTTCAAATTCATTCAAATCTTCACCAGTGATCAGGCCATCCAGCTTCAGGCCCTTCCCCACGGGAACCAGATAATCCATAAAGCCGATGAAATCAGCGTTCCCGATTGGAAGTTCAAAGGTTCCGCCCGGTGGCAACATGGCCTTTGCCTTGGGGATCATGGCTTCCAGCTTCATCATTTCATGAATGTGATCATCCGTCAGAACCGGGAAGCTGTTCTTGTAGAAGTCAAGGGCTTGTTCAACCCCTTCTTCAATGCCGGTGTGAAGAGCGGTGCCAAGGATCAGGGCGTTGTCTGCGTCCGTGTTCGGGATCGTGTCTATCCCTTCCACATATCGCAAGCGGTATTTGTATGGGCATCTATCAAAGACTTCAACCCGGCTGTGGGAAACTCGCATTGTTTCACCCCTTTCACAATAGTCTTGAAGGCTTCAAAGCCTTCTGGGTAAAGGATGAACCCGAACCCCTGTGAACCGTTGATTTGGGCCAAATTACGCTTCTGAAGCACAGATGGGGTTCCATCGGTGGCCTTCAGCTCCACTTCAAGGGCAATGCCCTTCACGGTGATCCGCATATCGGGAAGGCCGCTTTTCACATACCGGCTTCCACCCCAGCGCTTTTCATAGAAGCCACAGGGCGGGGCGCTCATGCGGTCAACAGGTTCACCCAAGGGATATATCCCTTCAGATTCCAACCAGTCCTTCAGGCGGTTTTCAAAGTTCTTTTCACCGGCCATCGGCTCACCCCTCCAACATCTGAATCAGGCTGTGAATACCTCTGACTTGGGTGAAGCCCTGAATTTTACCCGTTCCAGCGTAGAATTGGAACAGTTTATCATCAGACTTCCGCCAACAATGGAAATGTCCGGTTTGCTCATTCTTCAGTTGGTATTCAATGCCGTGGGCTTCAAACTGCTGAATGGCATAGGCGATCCGGTCAGGGTTCTTTGCAACCCGTTCTGAATGAACCTGTTTGGCATGATTTTTCAGGGCATCCCACACTTCATCCCTTGCCATCGGCCCCACCACCTTCCGCCAAATAGTCACACCATGCAAGGAAGGCACGGCGCAACAGGTTAGTGTTGCCATCATCGGCCCATCCTGCAAAGCCAATCCACCCATCCCGGTTGAAGCTGATACATTCTCGCCGGGTGAAATAGTGGGCGTTCATGTAGATGTAACACTCGGTAATGTGGCCGTTGGTGGCCTTCTTCATGTCAACCCGTTTGCTCAAAGTCATGGTGACGGAAGTTTCACCGGCCTTATTGGATTTCTTCAATTCCTTCTGAAGCATCATGCAAAGGATCAAAATATCACCTTCATCAATGCTGTCATAGGTCAGGCCCTTGGCGCTGAAATACTCCCGAAGTTCATTATTGGTGCAAACAGGTTCAAAGCCCCGGCAACTCATGACTTATCCCCTTTCAGGGTGATCTTCACATAACCGGCCTTGGCGGTGGTCTTGGAACACTCGGAAGCAATGTCCGGGTATTTCTTCTTCAGCTTGGCGGAATCAATGCTGGTGGCATTGGTGGGCTTCACAAGGGTAAGGTTCAGAACATCGGATTCAAACTTATCCACGCCGAACTTCACCATTGCTTCATACAGCTTGGCCTTCATTTCCTTTTCCTGATCCTCAATGGCCTTCTTGTGGGCGGTCAGAGAAGCAATGGCGTTCAAGGTGGCAAGCTGGGTGTTCTTGAACTCCTGAAGGGCCGTTTCTTCATCGAAGGTGGCCGAACCACAGGCGTTCGGGTTTTCTTGACAGGAATCAGGACAAGTGTGGAAATCCGGGCATTTGTGGCAACACCCATCAAATTTTCCACGGGGGCAAGCATTTTCACATTTGATCATTTTTCTGGTTCTCCTTTCAGATAAACATTCAACTGCTTCAGGCCGAAGGCGGAAGCGGCTTCATGGTTGTCAAAATAAATGTCGATCTGGTTTTCACCGTATTTATCAATCACCCATTGGGCGGGGCGATCCTGAACGATGTATTCACCCAAGCCTTCCACTTCTACCACGGTTCCCAAGGGAAGCGGGGAAGCACAGGAAACACCGGCCTTCAGTTCCACACCAGCGGCACCATACACAATGCCATTGGGCCGGTTCTTGGCCCATTCGCCGCAACACTTTTCACAGGAACAATAGGCGGTAATTCTGAAACTGCCCAACAGCACAGGTTCAGGTTCAGCGGGTTCTTCCACCAGCGGGGGTTCCACCGGCTCCAAGGCCACATCCGGGATCACGGTGGTAAGCTGATCCGGTTCAATGGGGGCATCCGGGGCCTTGCTGTTGACAGCAGAACAGCGCCCAAATACAAACCCCATTGCAAGGCCCATCAGAAGGGCCACAAGGAACATCCGCCTGAACCGCTGGTTAAGGGCTTTGCGGCGCTGTTGCCGCTTGCTCATACTTTCTGAATAGTTCATTTGACACACCTTCTATTTCGGTTTTGTTCTTCAGCGGTTGCCCATCGGCAGTTATCAGGGGAATAGCCTTTGTCATTGTCTATCCGATCAATGGTCAGTTCATCGGAATACCCATGTGACATAGCCCAATCGTGGAAGGCTTGGAAATCGTTCTTCCATTCCGGGCAGACGGTAATTCCACGGGAACCGTAATACTTGAATTGCGGAGTATTGGGGTTGAAACAGCGGCTTTTCATATCCTCCCAAATCCCATATAGGCGGGAATGAATCATTCCGTGGGTAGAACGCAAGCCGTTCTTCAAGGCGGTTTTGTGAACGCATCCACAAGAAATCGTGTGGCCTGATCGTAAGTTCCAACCAAGAACCACGGTTTCATTGCCGCAATCGCAACGGCAAAGCCAAGCCGCTTGTTTGTTGGGGCTTTCTGCTCTGGAAAGAACCAACAGATTTCCAAAGCGTTTTCCGGTTAAATCAATCATCGTCTTTCACCTTCTTCATACTTGCGGAACAATTCATCCGTGTAATCTCTGCGCTGTTTTAAGGCTCCAAGAATATCTTCTTCAACCGTTCCCGGACAGATCATCAGGTAATAGAAACAGGGCCGTTCTTGCCCAAGGCGGTGAATACGCTTTTGGGATTGCTCCCACAATTCCGAACCTTGGGGAAGGCTGAAGTAAATGATTTTGTTGGCAAGCTGGAAATTGCCGCCCATTGCACCGGCCTGATACTGAATGAAGGTAATGCTGTTATGCTGGTAGCGGTAAGCATCCAAGTTTTTTTCTTCACCGGAAAGAACAGACACAGGCCGGTTCAGGCCCTTGGTAATCCCCTTCAGGCGTTCCATTTCTTCCGTGAAGTTATAGAACACAATCAAGCGATCTTCCGTGCTGTTCACCAAATCCCGGAAGGCTTCATAACGGGCCGGGTTATATAGGCCGCAAAGCTGACGGGCGTAAAGGCGGCGGGTCAAACTGGTATCACCGATCAATTCCCGTTCACAATGGGCATTGGAACCGTAGAAATCCGCATCCAGTTCAAATTCACCAAGGTTGGCGCTGTCAATCGCAATATAGCGATCATTCCAGAACTTCCAATAAAGGGGTGAAGGGCGGGTTTTGACCTTGATCCAGTTCCGTTTTGGAAGGCTGATCCCGGCCTGTTCGGTAGTCATGAAAACGGCCCCATGTTCGGCCAGCTTCATCTTCAGCCGGTCAACATTCTTATAGCCGGTAATCTGTTGCCGCCAAAATCCATCGGTTTCACCCCATTCCGTTTGAATGTACTGCTTCCAGAACAGTTCTTTTGAAATCTTCCACCCCAACAGTTGGCATTGGCTCCACAGGTTTTCATACTTGCCGCCCGTGGGGGTGCCTGACAGAAGGATCACATTATCCGGTTTCAGCCCAAGAATGAACTTTGACCGTTTGGCGTTCTCGTTCTGGATCAGGGAACTTTCATCCAACATCAGCGTGAAGCCAGTCAGGGTTTTCAGCACATTCCGCCTGAAGGTCAGTTCGTAGTTGATCACGCCAATCATCAGGGTTGGAACTTCATGCTGAACCTGTTCAAAGAACCATTTGAAGGTTTTGGGGTTGGTCAGGTCGAACACACAATTCCGGGTGTAGTAATCTTGAAAATGTTCAATCCAGTCTTGAACCTTTGAACATTGACACACCACCAGATTGATCCGCTTGTTCAGCTTCATCATTTTTTCGGAACCAACAAAGGTTTTCCCAAGGCCCATATCAAGGTAATAGGCCACCCGGTTCTTCCCCTCGGTTTCATCAAGGGCCTGTTGTTGGTGCTGGAACAGCGTGATCATAGGGTTTCAGGCCCTTCAATCATGGAAAGGTAATTTTCCACATTCACACCACGGGAAAGAAGTTCGGCCTTCATAGCCATTCCCAAGGGGCTGTTCAGGGCGTAATCACTCACCTGTTCCGGGGAAAGGGAAGTGATGTTGAACAAGGACTGTTTCACTAACTCGGAATGACCGCCACCGAAGGGATCAAAAGGGCAACAGTCAGGGGTGGCTTCAATGTCACGAACCACCATAGCTATCACCACGCCGGGGCGGTTCTTCAGCATCTTCACCGTGTTCAACAGGTGATCGGTTCCCATTTCTGCGGGGCGGAAAGCCTGTCCACCGGCTCCGATCCACAAGGTTCCATCAAATCTGGTTTTCATTGCTTTACTCCTTTTCTAAAAATCAGGCCGTAAGGCCGAAGAAAGAATTGAACTGATCAGCACCCACATAATCACGGAACTTGGTGGGGTTGATGTAGTAATTCCAGCAAGCGCCGGTTCCGGGAACAGCGTTCCCGAAGGGAAGAAGGCCACGCTGAAGGCCGATTCTAACGAACTGATCAGATTTTCCCATACACCGGGCGGCTTCCTTCACGCTGATCTTCTTGATGGGCGGTTCAGCAACCGGGGCGGCTCCATAACCCATCAGGTAATCAAAGGAAACGCCGGTTGCATCGGCAAGGGCCTTGATACGGTCAGGGCCGGGGGTGTTCTTCCCGGAAAGGTATTGGCTGATAGCGGCCTTGGAAGCCCCGGCCTGTTCAGACAGGGCGGATTGGCTCATGTTGGCCTGTTCCATAGCGTTCTTCAAACGCTCTGCAAAGGTGGTCATTGTGCGTACTCCTTTCATTTTTCAAGATTTCCGTGTGTAAACACGGCGGACAGTAAGAAATAACATCCCGGCCAATGTCGGACAGCTTTTCGGGATAGGTCAGGGGAAACATTTCCCCACACTTCTTACAGCGAACTTGGCGGGTGATCATCATTGGCTTACCACCTTGAAATGACCGGGTTCCTTCATCGGTTCCACATCCACGGTGGAAACCAAAGCCCACCAATCGGCTTCCGGGTAAAGATTGCGGTCACTTCTCAAAATGGTTCGATCCTTGAAGTGAACGGCCTTCCAATCCTTGGTGTCAATCAACTTCATTGGTTATCACTCCTGTTCTTCAAAGGCCACTTCACATTCCCCACAGAGAACATGAACTTCCTTGGTGGCCCGGATTATGGTTCCACAACAGGGGCAAACATACTTACGGGAACTTGATCCCCCCCCCTTCCGGGAACCCTTCAGCGGATTGGTACGGGGTCGAACCAGACAGAACCCGGATTTGCCAAGGGATTTCACGAAGGCTTCAGCTTGCGGGTTCAGGGCGGTTTTGTGCCATCCGTACTTTTCGCCTTTCTCCACGGTCAGGCCGTGGGCTTCAGCGGTTTCTTTGAACTTCCGGTTGTGGTAGGAACCAGAACGGGAAGTGTCCTGAACATTGTCCTGAAGGTTCTGAAGGTGAACCATTTCGTGAAGCAAGGTTCCACAGGTTTCTTCAAAGGGGCGGTTCAGGTATTCGGCACACAGGTTGATTTCGTAATAACCGCCTTCCTTGGTGCCATCTTGCCAAGCCTTCCAAGCGGTACACCAGCCGTAGGCCCCACGGGTATGATCCGGGGAAACGGTGATCACAGGCTTTTCCAGCTTCCCTTCAAAGAAGGCTTTGTTGAACTTTGAAAACAAGGTTTCAAGTTCATCAATGACCGGTTTCAAACTGACTTCATTCATGGTGCTTACTCCTTTTGTAGACTTTTTGCCTACTTAACAGGCGAAAAAAATCGCCACTCGTTCTTCTTCCGTCAGGCCAAGAAGATCATACAAAGCCTGAATCTCATTGGCCCGAAATTCACTACGGTTATTGATCTTATTCAAAAGGCCCTGATAGGTAATTCCAATCTTCTTGGCAATAAACCGAAGTTTATAACCGGACTGGTCGATCTTCTCACGCAACAGCTCTGTGTTGGTCATACGGCAATCACCCCTTTCTTCAAAATCAGTAGGCATCTTGTCTACACTCACATACTACCACGATGTAGGAAGAATGTCAACATCTTTTTTGAAAAAGCTAAAAATATGTTGACAAGCCGCCAACAGCGCCGTATAATTAGTAACAGAAAGGGGGTCATTCACTTGTCCACAATAGGAAGCAGAATCCGCAATCGCCGAGAAGAACTTGGTTTATCCCAAGATGAACTTGGTAAAAGATTAGGGTACAAATCCCGTTCTTCAATAAATAAGATTGAACTTGATCAGCGTAACCTTACTCAATCTAAAATCAAGGCTATTGCTGACGCATTAGATACTACACCGGCCTATATCATGGGATGGAATGAACCAAATCAGAAACTTGACGCTGAAAAACTGAAGTTCTTTGATAATCTATTTCCCATTGAAACCAAGCGTTTCCCGCTGTTGGGGGATATTGCTTGTGGTAAACCCATTGTTGCCAATGAAGAAAAGGAACTATATGTGGAAGCTGGGGCCAGTATTCAGGCTGACTTTTGCTTACGGGCAAGGGGTGATTCCATGATTGGGGCCAGAATCTATGATGGTGATATTGTGTTCATCCAGCAACAGGATATGGTGGATGATGGTGAAATTGCCGCCGTTATCATTGATGATGAAGCTACTTTGAAGCGGGTGAACTATTATCCTGAAAAGAACTTGCTGATTCTGAAAGCCGAAAACTCTAAATATGAAGATTTGATTTATACCGGTGAAGAACTGAACCATATCAGGATTCTTGGAAAAGCCGTAGCCTTCCAAAGTGATATTAGATAGAAGGTGGCTGGATGAAGAAGTTTTTGAAAGGCTTTGGGATCTTCTTTTTCAGTTTCGGGTTTATCGTCTACACAATCATGTTTTTTACGGAAGCGCCAGAACTCCGCCCCGTGTTCATCATGATGGATGTCATTATGGGGTTCTTCCTGTTCCTGCTTCTGCGAAAAAGAAAGCCAAAACAGAAGGCCCCCCCCCCAAAACAGAACCCACCGTTCAGGTTCATTCCAATCTAAACCCGGAACGGGCTATTAAATCCATGCCGGGGGCCTACACCGTAGCAGAAGCCAAAAACCATGTGCGGATTGTTCAAGATTGCTTGAACATCTTTGAAAAGACAAAGAACCTTGAAACATTCTTTTCCCGCTATGAATATGGTATGCAAATAGCCCTGACGGTGGATCAAGCGGCCAAGGCCGGGATCATCCCTTACACATCTGATCTTCCAGCTTCTTTCTTCAAGGCGGCTGATAGTCAGAAAGAACGGGTTTTGTTGGATTCCTATTCCGATCAGAAAGCCAAGATTGATGAACTGAAAACCGCAAAGGCTAAAGCCACCCATTGGAACCGGTATCTGAACACCCTGAAAGAATACGAAGATCAATATTCCATGAACCCTGATTCTGAATATCCTGAAGTTCTGGAACAGGTCAAAGGTGAACTTGACAAACTTGATCTGTCCACATCTGTTCCACCGCCTGAAGCCTAAAAACACAGGTAAATCAAGGTTTTGGAACAGATGGTACAGATAAAATGGCAATTTGCTTATATACACATATCTTATATATTTTTTTCTCTATTCTTTGAAGTACTATAGCATCTGTACCATCTGTTCCGTTCCTCAAAACCTCCACAGTTCAAGGCTTTTTGATGGAACAGATACGGAACAGATAAAAAAATGACCGCCCCCGGTCTTGCACACCGGAAGCGGTCAGGCGAAACAAACCCTTTTGAAGTTAATGTTTCAAAGCCCTTTGAACATTATATCACATGGGGTTTAGCTTTGCCATACCCAATTTTGAAAGTTCAGGTGATATAATGCGAAATCCAAACGGGTATGGAACGGTTGCAAAGCTATCAGGCCAACGCCGCCGCCCATACATTGTGAAGAAAACCATAGGTTGGAATGACAAAGGCCACCCCATCTATGACATTATCGGCTATGCTGAAACCCGTGAAGCCGGGAACATCATGCTTGCTGAATACAACCGTGATCCTTGGGATGTTGACCGGGCCAAGATCACCCTTCAACAGCTTTTTGACCTCTGGAAAGAAAAGAAGGCCCCGAAGCTGGGGGAATCCAACCGTTCATCTTTGTGTTCAGCGTTCAAGCATTGTTCAGCGTTATGGGAAAAGCCCTATAAACAAATCCGGTCATACCAAATGCAAGAAACCATTGACGGTTGCGGGAAGGGGTACAGCACACAGGCGGCAATCAAGAACCTTTGGGGCCATCTTGACAGGTTTGCTCTTGAAATGGACATAATCAACCGGTGCTTCTCTGATTTGCTGACCTCTGATCCCATCCCGCCCACCACCCGCCTTCCCTTCAGCAAAGAAGAAATCAAGAGGGTTTGGGAACATCAGAAGGAACCTTGGGTTGATACGGTTCTGATCCTGCTTTATTCCGGTTGGCGGATTAGCGAACTTCTGAACCTGAAACCGGAAGATATAAACCTTCAGGCCGGGACGATGAAAGGCGGAACCAAAACCAAAGCCGGGAAGGATCGGGTGGTTCCTATCCATTCCAAAATCAGGGCATTGGTTGAAGCCCGTCTTGCTGAAGGTGGCCCCCGCTTAATTAGCTACAATGGAAGGGCCTGTTCCCAAACTCAATACCGGGTATTTTGGGCGGACATTATGAAGGCTCTGAAGATGAACCACACCCCGCACGAATGCCGCCACACCTTTGAAACTCAACTGGACAGCGCCGGGGCAAACCGGAAGTGCATTGACCTTCTCATGGGTCATGTGTCCAAAGACACAGGAAACCGGGTCTATAATCATAAGACTTTGGACGAACTGAAAAGCACAATTGAACTAATTCAGTAAGCCCTTGAATTTTGTCAAATCCTATGGTATTCTTTTGATGGTGCTACCGATAAACGGCAAGCGGTTAGTTCCCCTGACCAGATCAGGGGCGCTTCTTGCCCCCTGATCTTTATAGAAAGGGGGGCTGTCAAATGGTTACATATTCTGATCTGATCCAGACAGGTATTTTAATCGTTGGCATTATTGCCCTGTTCATGCAGGCCAATAAAAAGAAGTAATCGCCGCACCCTCTCACAGATCGGCGATTACTTCAAACATCTCATAGGGGGCTAACCGTTTGCCGGTGGCACCCTCGTTCTATGTTCAGTATAATTCAAAGCCGCTGAAATGTCAATAGGGGCCGTTCAAAGCGGTGAACATTATAGGCCGCTGAACACTGAACTATTAACACGATAGTAACAAGAAAGGCGGGAAACCCCGGAAAACCGGGACTTCCCGCCTAATCTGTTTTTATTGTACCACAGCTGTTGTGTGCTTTACCAGCGGAAATATTCCACAATTTTACCGCAGCACATACCGCTGCCCCGGCTGCTTGTACACCCGGCCGGTGAGTTCCAGCTTCATCAGGGTGCCCAGCAGTGCGGACATGGGCAGGCCGGTGCTCACGCACAGCTCCTCGATGCCCACAGGCTTTGGCCCGATGCCCGCCAGCACCCGGCGCTCGGTGTCGCTCAGGGGTGCAGGTTGCTTTGCAGCCGCCGGTGCTGCCTGCCGGGTGTGCAGGCCCAGCGCCGCCAGCAGGTCGGCAGCGCCGGCCACGGCCCGGGCGCGGCCATCCCGCAGCAGACCGTTCGTGCCTGCTGAATTGGGGGAATAGATGCTGCCCGGCACGGCATACACCGGCCTGCCGTAGCGCTCGGCGTGGGCAACGGTAGACATGGTGCCGCTTTTTTCTCGCGCTTCCACCACCAGTACAGCCGAGGAAAGCGCCGCGATAAGCCGGTTGCGCTGCAAAAAGCAGTTAGGGCCAACATATTCACTGTAGGGCGGGTACTCGCTGATAACGCAGCCCTTGCGCTCGATCTTCTGGCGCAGAGCGGCATTGGCTGCTGGGTAGGTGCGGTCGATGGGTACGCCCATCACCGCAATGGTGGGGCAGTCGTTTTTCACTGCCGCCCGGTGTCCGGCGCTGTCCAGCCCATCGGCCAGACCGCTGACGATAATGGCTCCGTTTTTTGCCAGTTCCCCGCCGATATCCGCCGCCGCATTCAGGCCGTATTCCGTGGGCTTGCGGCTGCCCACGATGCCCACCGCCCCGGGCTCGTTGAGCCAGCGGGGGTCGCCGGTACAATAGAGCACCAGCGGCATATCCGGGATGCGGGAAAATGCCAGCGGATAGTCCGGGTCGTCAAAGGGCAGGATGCGCACCCGCAGGGCATCGCACTGCATCACCAGCGTGTGGCAGCTTTCTGCATCCAGCTGCGCCGCCCGCTTAAAGGCTGCATCCCCTGCTGCCTGCCGGAATTCCTCGGTCTCCCGCGCTTCCCACGCCTCCTGTGCGCCGCCAAAGGCGTCCAGCACCTTTCCGGCGTGGAGACTGGCAGGCCCCAGCACCTGCGACAGCCACAGCCAGCACAGCAGCGGGTCGGGTGCAGGCTCCGGCGGGAACAGGCTGGTCTGCCCGGTCAC